GTTTCTATATTCTTTATAATTTTCATATGTTGGTTTAGTGATAGATACACCATCGGCACTATTTAAAGTTCTATCATATGCTGGATGTTGAGTATCTAAACCTGCAAAATCATCCACACCTTCCCATCCTTTACCTTTATTAGATGATAAATATTCCTTTCCTACCACACCCCAAGCAACTTTCATATATTCGTTGTTGTATGATCCTGTTTCATCTAACGTACCTGACATTCCTTTTTTCCTAAATTCAGTAATAACTTTAGATAATCTTTTATTATTACTTCTAACCCATTTCCTGAAATTGTCACCATCAGATTTGTTTTTTATATGATATTTAAATAACTCATCATCAGGTGCAACTTTAATGGCACCCACTCCCTTAAAAGGACTTGGTGGTGATACTTGTGCACCCATAGGTTTACCTTTTTTCTTAGGTGGATCTTGTTCCGTTAAAAATACCCTTTTAAACTGTTCTTCAGATATTATTACTCTTTTTTTCATATTATATATTATGAGTCATAACTTTTATTAAACATTAGTTAGTACAAACGAACCAACATCCATTTTATCTGTTTCAACTGCCTTTTGAATCACAATTCTTTGTTTATTTGGATCAATGTTCAATTCTTTATATATAAAACTTACATATTCTTTTCTGAATTTGATATTCCCCTTATCATTTTTATCTACTAATGGAACGTTCATTTTTGAACGGAAATTAAATTTGTTTGCCCCAACCTTTCTAATAATTGCAACTTTAGTACCATTTTGATTTTTAACAACATATCTTTCTCCTTCTACACCACCTTCTGCCTTCGCATCGTCAAATGTATCTCCAGTAATTTCTTCATCATCTTTACCTGCACCAAGTTCTATCATTTTTTCGGTTGGTTTAAGACCCAATGTTTTATACATTATTCGTATCTCATCACCTTTTCTAAACAAACCTTCTTTCTCAAAAGTTTGGTAGAAGTTTTTCATACAAAACTCTACACCCTGTATATCTTCTTTTTCGAATTCTTCTTTAGTTTTACCTTGTCTTACTTGTTTGTACATATCCTTTATATGATCTCTACATTCCTCTTTACTCTTATTAATCTCTTTTCCAGTTGCATTAACATCGTCTTTTCTTTGTTGTTTAACATCACCCGCATCCTTTTTTGTAGAGAACTCTGGATTAGTACCCGATTTAGATTTAAACCAATCCGAAGCCAATACCGTAGTTAACTGTTTTTTAAAATCGTCAACATTGACATTATCCTTAGTAGATTTAAAAATAAATTTATCTTTAATCTCGTCAACGACATATTTTAACTCTTTATCTGCACCAAACGATAATGTACTTTCCCAAGATGTTACAATTTTGTTAGAATCTTTATTTAAAGTAATAGAAAGTTGTAAAGTTGCCCTATTAAAATCAATTTTTTTAATATCTTCATCAGGATCATTAGTTTCTATAGCATTTTTAACTTTAACAATATTATATTGGTTAAATATTTTAGTATATCTTTCACTTTCAGGTTTCAATTGATCCTGTTCAAAACCATCACTTTTTAGTATATTTGAATAATCCTCAACAGGATTACCACTAACGTCCTCAGTTATAAGATTACCGAACATTCTCTCTTCAGTAAAAAGAGACTTCATTCTCTCAATCTCTTCGTTTAAAGTATTAATATTTCTTTTCATTTTTTTCTTTTTATATAAATATTGAGGATTTATAAAAAAAGTTATTATAAACAAAAAATCCTCACCATATAATATATATACGGTAAGGATTTTGTAAATATGTAAATAAACAGTATTAGAATACGTTTATCGCTCTGTCAAATCGAAGTGTACAGGTTATATCCGCTAAGTCTGAAGAAGAGTAATCTAACCCACCAAAGTCAACATCATTTAACTGAGTACTTTGAAGAATCCATTTCTGAACAACAACTCCTGTTGGGTCCAACATTTCTAACTCAACATCTTTTTTGTAACCTGCAGCATATCCTTGTCTACCAGTTACTGATTCAGAGTGTAAACGAACCCACTCCATTAACGCTTGTGTTGCAGAAGGTCCAATAGGATCTCTAAACGTTACGGAAATTGATTCCCATCTAAATCTACCGATAACATATGTTTCAGTATTTAGGAAAGGTATCGCTACCTCATCACTTGTATATTTTGGTCTTGACGTAGTAGATACCCACCACTCTTGAATTCCTAACTCATCAGGAAATCTCAAAATAAACCTATTCTTTCTTAATGGTTCATAAGGAACAGGCATTCTCATTAATAAATCCGCCATTTTAATTTGTTTTTAATTTTTTTGTTATAGTTGTATTATTTATTATATAAATATTCTGTTTTTGAAAAAAATTATTTTTTTATAATTATTCTTTTCTTTTTAGGATTTTTAGGGTCAGATGTATCGTAAATAATAAAATTTATTTCAGGATACAATTTTTGTAACTCATCCTCTATTAATTTTTCTATTATTTTAACATTATCTTCATCATCGTCACTAAAACCTACACTAATCCCTTCAAACTCTGAATTATTTTTTATATTACCAATTTGTTTCACCACCTTTTCAACAAAACTTCTAAAGGCAATCTCCTTCCCTTTTTCAGGATTTGTACCACTCACATTTAAATCAAATTTATTTAAAAACTCTTCAGAAGAAACTGGATGATAATCCTGTAAATTTAAATACTCATCGATAGATAAACCATTTAGATTTTTCTCCATTTCTTTTCTCTCATCCCAATTGAGTGACTTTTCAATTAGTATCTTAATACCGTCTTTTATGGCTTGTGGTGAATTAGATCTAGCAGTAATAATTGAGAAGTCACTACCACTAATTAAAGCCTCTTTAAACTTATTAAAACTTGGTCCGTAACTTCTATAATTTAGTGATTCTTTTACATCTCTTATAAATGCGTCATAATCTCTAAAATCTTTAAAAGATTGTTTAATATCATTGTTGAGATATCTAAACTCTGTCCCTATTTTATGTCTGATACTTCTAAATTGTTCTGTAGAAACTGATATCGGTGCCCACATTAAACCATTAATACTATAATCTAAATGTATTCTTGTTGGCATATTAAGAATATTGTCATCCCAATCAAATGAGTAAACCTTTTTCTTTGTTTCCTTTAAAATTTTGTATTGTGATTCACTAATTTTAATATTCATATCATATAAATATTTGTAAAAATAAAAAAACCCATCATAGGATGGGTTTAAAAAATGATTTTTTTTGTTTTTTTTAATATTCTATTGGCATATTACCTTTGTCTTTAAGACAATTTAAAGCAGTTACGGCTTTCATACCCATACCAAGTGGATCACTAGCAACCATTTTTGCCAATTCCTCCACACATTTAGCAGCATCACCTGACACACATGCCATAGGTGGTTTAATACCAGCATCTTTACAACATTTAGCCAAATCATCCTTTGGATCACTTTCGGCTTCCTCTCTTAATACAACCCCAACAATTCTTTTTAAATCACTTTCAGTAAGAGTAATGATTTTTCCATTTTTTTTAATTTTCATTTTTATTTTTTTTAATTTTATTTATTATTATTAGATATCGTCAAAACTTGCACCAGTGTTTGTGATATTAAATTCTATTGAGATGTACTCTAAAGATCTTGTTGGTTTAACAAAAATTCTACCATTCAACTCATTTCTATCGATAGATTCTGGTGTATCATCCAACACTACTCTAAAGTCTGTTAAACCTCTTTCTTTTCTAATATTATCTAAGATTGGGTTAACTAAACTTAAGAATTGGTTTCTTACTACCTCATCATTTTGTTCAAATAACAATCTGATAGAAACTGCAGATATAAGTTTTCTTGCTTGTAACAATAATCTTCTAACGTTGATTCTGTTAAGTGCACTTTCTCTAACTTGAAGTGTTTTGTTACCAAATATTACAACACCTACATCTGAGAATGTTGCCATTGGATTAATTCTACCTTCATATAAGTCATCTCTATCATCTAATTTAAGTTTAACTCTTGCTTTAACTGCGTTTGTTGTACCTCTATTTAAACCTGCTGCTGCGAACCAAGGGAACGCAATGTTATCGGTAAGTGCGATGTTTCTCATAACCTCTACAGTTGGTGGTAACCAAACGTATCTGTTATTCTCCGTATCATTCATTTGAATCCAAGGCCAGTAAGTGGCAGAGTAGTTAGAATCTATTCCTGAGTCATCTACTAAGTCAACTGCCTCACTAGGTGTTAAAGCCACACCATCAACGTCAGTATCAGGTGTTGTCATAACATATAATGAATCCGCTCTATCAACCTCAACCATATCTACTGCATTTTCAATCAAACTTACATTATCTCTAAGGTCGATACCTGGTGTTGCAAATACGTTAATATTAACTGCCTCAGGATTATTGAATGTGTAAATACCGTTTAAGTATGCGTAGTAGTCAGAAGTTATACCATCATCACCTTCACTTGTTGTGAATGTTGTAAATGTTCCGTTAGTTAAACCAATAGAACCCTTAGATCCTGTTTTAGTGTAAGAATCGATGTTAGTTCTAGTAGTTCTATACTCATCCCATCCATCCCATCCACCAAATGGTGTTAATGTGAATTTTCTTGCTGCTAATTTCTCATAAGGTCCACCCACTAAACTAGCGTCTGTAGTAAATGCTGATACACCAACTTGTAAAGTAGGTACATAACTATTAACACCTAAGTCTATAGTTGCACCATTTGCGTTAACATCTAAGTGGAATCCATCAGTTTTACCTGTATATTCACCATTGTTAACTGCGTTTTTACCTTTATAGTCGAAGAAATCTTGATCAACTCCAATATCACTATTTAAACCTAAATAAACTTTTCTTAATTTATTAGTATTAAAGTCAGTGTACTGAGTTTTATATTCAATCTTAGGTGGTAAACTAGTTCTGTTACCTATATATGTTCTATTTAAAACACCCTCAAAACCTGCAGGAAAGTGATTACCTAAATCAGGATCATTCGGATCATAAAATTCAATCATTATGTGTTGACTCTTCAACGGATATTCACCGTCCACAGTACCAACTTTTCTTCCTAGATATCCTGAAGTAGTATTATCTAAATTAATAGATGAGAACTTCTCTACTACAAATGGATTTGCGTCAGTGTCATAGAATTTTCTTACTACTAAGTCAAATGTTTTATTATCTGGTTGTACATTTAGGATTGAGATTTTTACGTCTTCATTTGCTGCGTTACCGTCAGATATTGTCACAAATCTAAATAATCTTTGTAATGTTGCACCTGAACCAGTACCTTTAAGTTCTGAAAGAACCCATGGTGAAGCCGCAGATTTCCAACCCTCTAAATAATTATTAAAGTTATTTGTTGAGGTGGCAGAAATTTCTAAGAAAGTTATATCTAAACCTCTAACTTTATCTTTTGCAATTAAGTCCTCTAATACGTTAGTATATATCTCCTCAACCCACAATTCTGTTTCTTTATCTTGTATTGAACTACCAAAAACTCTTGGTAAGAAATTCTTTTTAGTTCTATCCATTGATACATCATAAGTAAATGCGTTACCCGCAGAACTTGTACCATCTACACTAAATGATGCTAAAGCATTTGAAGTGATGTATGACGTGTTAGTCATAATCGCATTTGTAGTACCAGTTACATCGTAAACAATTTTTTGATTTGCTTGATCGTAAGTACCTCTTGATCTTAAAGTGGCGATTACACTACCATCTATGTCAGTAAAACAAGATGCGGTATATGTAACTACTGTACCACTAGTAGTACCAGTAACAAAACTACCAGTTGTACCAGTATTTGTTACAGTCATACCAAATGTGGCACCACTAAAATTACAACCAGTTTTAACGTATGCTGGTGATGTAACACTAATTGTTGATCCAGTATTTAATAAACCTAAAGTTGTGAAACTAGATGTAATTTGATTATCGTTATATAACGCTGCTAAAATAGGACTTCCCCAAGAAAGTGTTACTGGGGTTCCTGCAGTTGTAGCAGTATATGTTAATAATGTTGCGTAATTTGTTGATGTTCCAGATGCGACAGTATCAGGATCCTCTGACGAATCTAATGTAATTGACCATGAATCACCCGCTTTGTACCCTGACAAACCTAAAACCCTACTAACATATAATTGATTAGTTTGACTTAAAAATGATTTGGCAATATAATTTAATTCATATTTTTGGTAACCATTACCCTTATATTTTTCAGGGTTCAAACCACCAAAGTAGTTGATAAACTCATCGTAATTAGAAATGAAGACTGGTTCAAACGCTGGTCCTTTAGGTGTCTCACCCAATAATCCCAATGTTGTAACCCCAACCTGTCTAGTAACGAAAGTTAAATCTTTTTCCGATGTAAAAACACCAGGACTCACAAAAATTCTATCTGTTGATGCCATTTAAATTTAATTTATTTTTTATTATTGATTTCGTTTTTTATTATAAATATGCCAATATTTTTGAAAAATTTATTTTTAAAGTTCGATTAATAAAAATAGTATGTTAAAAATCATACTTTTATCATACTTATAATAAAAAGTGATATGAAAAGGGATAAAAATTTAAAAATAACCCCACAAACACATAAATTACTAAAGGAATATTGTGAGGATAATGGTTTGAAAATGTTCGCATTTGTAGAAAAACTAATCAAAGATAAGTGTAAACCAAAAAAAGATATGTATGGTGATGAAGTATAATCTTTATTTTTCCAAAAATTACACCTAATATTATTCAATGAAAAAGTTACTATTGATTACACCGCACCTATCTACTGGTGGTGCACCACAATTTACTTTAAATAGGATTGAACTATTAAAAAACGATTACGAAGTTTATTGTGTGGAGTATAGTTTTTTATCTCCGCATTTTGTTGTTCAAAGAAACAAAATTATTAATTTATTAGATGAGAGATTTTTTGCCTTAGAACATGATAAAGATAATATTGTAAATATCATTAATTCAGTTAATCCTGATATAATATCAATAGAGGAATTATCGGAAACGTTTATAGATAGACATATTTTAGATTTTATATATAAAAAAGATAGGACTTGGAAAATAATAGAAACTACTCATAGTTCTCACAATAATTCAGAAAGTAAAATTTATTTACCTGACAAATTTATTTTTGTGTCCGAATGGTCAAAAAAAATGTATTCACATTTTAATGTAGAATCTGAAGTTATTGAATACCCAGTGGATAAAAAAGAATTAAAAAGAGAAGAGTGTAAAGAAAAACTAAACCTAAATGACGGAAATATCCATATCTTAAATGTTGGTTTGTTCACACCAGGTAAAAATCAAGGATACGCCTTTGAAATCGCAAGAAAATTTTTAGGTCAGAATGTACTTTTTCATTTTGTAGGTAATCAGGCAGGTAATTTTGAAGATTATTGGATTCCGATTGTAGAAAACAAACCTGATAATTGTATACTTTGGGGAGAAAGGGATGACGTTGAGGATTTTATTATGGCATCAGATATGTTTCTCTTTACATCTGTATTAGAATTAAACCCATTAGTTATAAAAGAAATTATGTGTTATGATATACCAGTATCTATGTTTAATTTAGAAACATATTGTGGTGTTTACGATAATAATGAAAAAATTTCATTTTTAACGGGTAATGTAGATATAGACACAAATAAAATAAAAAGTTTATTGTCGATTGATGAAACAAATAACAATGGTAAATATGAAAAGTCTTATGTGTTTTACGCCACAGAAAAATATTTTGATATTGTAAATAAATCTGTGGAGTCGATAAGACAATTTAGTGAATTACCAATAATTGTTTATTTATTAAATTCTGATAGAAAAATAAATGTTGAAAATACTATTACAGTAAATTGGGATTGTAATATTAGTGAATCAGATAATATGTTTGTTAATGAAAATGAAAATTTTTATATTAACCGATCAAACAGTGAGATATATAATATTTTAATTCAAAGACCATTAATCGTAAAAGATGCCTTAGAAAAATATTCTAATATTGTTGCGTATGTTGATAGTGATTCTATCGCAACTAAATGTGTTGACAATATTTTTGATATGTACGATAAAAATGTAAACTATCCTTATTTTGTTGAGGGAATCTACGATTTTTTAATTATCAACGGAAGGGGTGGATCCACAAGTAAAGATGATTTAATAGGTACATTAGAACACCCAGCCTGTGAGTTATTTGGGGTTAACCAAAGTATTAGAGAAAAATATAGACAAACGGGATATTTTGTAACAGGACAAAACAGTATAGAATTTTTAGAAGAATGGTATCAGATGTGTATTCATCCTGAGGTACTTAAAGACAACGAATGGTTTGCACCTTTTAATGAAGAAACAATTGCAAATGTACTACTTTGGAAAAAGGGTATATTAAATGGTTTACCATACATATATGTTAATGGTACATTAGAAACAATTGGTAAAGTCGAATCTTTAGGATTCAACGGTGTTGCAACACATTATAGTGATTGGTTTAAAATTCCTGAACAAAGAGAAAAATTATTATTTTATCACGGTGAAAAACGAATAGACGTTTTAGATAAGATGATAAAAAAATTAAAAGGGTTATATTATAAAAATATAAAAATTGCGGATGCAGGATATGTGATTAATTTACCACATAGAGTAGATAGGAAAGAGAGTGTTATAAAAACACTTAAAGATTTAGAGATAACTGGTTATGAATTTGTTGACGGTACAATTATAGAGGATCCTGAATATAAAAAATTAGGGTGTACTGCCTCTTATTTAGAAATTTTTAAAAATGTTTTAAAAAGTGATTTAGAGAATATAATTGTTATTGAAGATGATGTTAAATTAATGAATGGTGTAACTAAACACCATTTAGATAACATATTTAACGTATGGGATAAAACAATAAAAAATTACGATGTTGTTGCGTTAGGTGTTAAACTTTTACCAAGAAGTGAAATTATTGTTAATAATAAAACACACGGTAGTTTTGAAGAAATGTTATGTAGTCAATCATTATTTTATCACAGACATTTTATAGAACATTATGTTAGTCAAATGGAAAATTATTTAAATCCTGAACATTACCTTTATAAATGTACGGTAGATATGTTTTTAAATGATTGTTCTTGTGAGGAGTATAGATTTATTCATTCAAAAAATCATAAAAAATATAATTTTGGTATTACGATACCTATGATATTCACTCAAACAGATACTTTTTCAGATAATGAATTTGCCCCACAAAATTATGATAATATAATGGAGAAATCATTTTGGGATTCTTTATCTAAATCGGATATACAATCTGATAAAATAATTAAATGTATTGGATCTGTTGATTCAACAAAAACTAAAGAAAAATATATTAATGTTATGGAAAATACAAAAATCAATAAAAACGATAATTTACATTTTAATGTAAATTTTGTTAATCAACCATTCTTCGAAATAAAAGGTAATACCGATAAAAATTATACTGTAGAATTTATAGATTC